GGATGGTCGCCAGCAGCCATTGGCCGGTAGCGTGCGCCCGCTCTTCAGCCGAGACGCCGCCATCAGCACGGAAGTTCCGAACCTTCGCCGACCGCAGGATGCGGGGAGCCGCGATGGTCTTCTCGGTCGGAACCAGCACAGCCGGAGCAGCCGGGGAGGTCTTGCGGCCTTCGGGCACGGCGAGCGATGCCTTGTCAGCGATCAGCTTGACCAGGCGTTGCTCCTCGGCGTGGGCTGCATCGGCAGCAGCCATCGCCGAGTTGTACGACTTGTTCTCCTCTTCCGTGACCGCACGGGCCTCAGCCCCGGCCTTCGTAACGATGGTCTCGGCCTCGGCCAGAGACGCAGCCCGCCTCTCGCGGGTCTTGTTCAACAGTTCTCCGAGCACAGTCGCTCTCCTTGGTAAAGGTCAGCGACTTTCCGAACATACGGGGAGTGGTCGCCGACAAGTGTGGGAAAAACGCACACACCTGCTGGCAATCTCGGTCCCCGACTTAGGCCGGTTCTCTCGACTGCTCACGCTCCCTTGGGCGATCGTGTGATCGGTGCCAAGGTCGCGGAAGGTATCAATGGGAAGATCGTACCACCGAGGTAGCGACCGTCAACGCCAAATCTAATTGGACTTCAACGCCTTCGCCTTGGCTGTGCTCCAGTCGCGGGCAGCGTCCCCGCCCCACAGTTGCCACGCGACGTAGCCGGGGGTCTCTTCGCCCGCCTTGTCCCAGCCGGGGGTCTTGTCACTCGCCTTCCGCGCGAACCACGCAGACATCTCGATGACGTGGTCGGGAGTCAGTGCCTCACGTCGGGAGATGATCCCAGCCCGCCGCACAGTCTCGCCCTTGAGCCCATCGCCAGACCGCCCGGCTTCATGCAGCCTGAGCCCCTCACGAGCCGCCGCAGCCATCCCCGCCGTGGGGCGAGTAGAGACAGCCGCCCGACTCTCCGAGACCGTCAGCCGGTCCCACAGAGCATCCAGAGAGGGTGCCTGCTGGGCTGCCTGAGCACGGGCCAGAGACCGCAACGCTACCTCGGTCGCACGGTACGCCGGGTACGTCACAGCCGACACGTCGAGCAGATCGACCGCGAGCAGGTCGCGCACCTGGCCGCCGCTCTCCTGTCGCCAGTTGTCGCGACGGGTCACGAACCCAAACGACATCTGGGAGAGGTCGCCACGCCGGATCTTCGGAACGATCCGCTGCACGTCGGGGTCGCTCGGGTCGAGGTCCGCATCGATGACGAGTCCCCGCGAGTCCTCCTTGAGGCGCAGCGTTCCCGAGGTAGTGCGGGCCAGCGGGAGCCCTTCGTGGTTCAAGAGGAACCGCACGTCGGCACCCTGGGCCAGCGAGTCCCGGAACGCACCGGGCCGGATGACTTCGCGGAATGTCCCATTGTTCCCGGGCAGTTGCTCAGACAGCGAATTGAAGACAGCCGCGTAACCCCGCAGGGTCAGCTTGCCCGTCTCGCCCTCGGCCCGCAGTTCCAGACCCTCGGCAATCAACGCTCGTTCTTCGCGTTCACTCACAGCACACCTCCCGAGAGAATGACCTGATTGAATCAAGGTTCCACGCCGACACTGTGTTTTCCACCATCGCCGGGAGCAGGTCAGCCGTGGCCTTACCTGCCACCTCCAGCAGAGATTCCCGCCGCTGTCGGATGTGTTGCTCGACGATGCCAGCCGTATCGAGTTGTCGCCCGGTCGCCAGCGTGTACGCTCGCACGATGGGGCCGAGGGTCTCAACCAATGCCGAGCGATGATCGGTGTAGAACTCATCGAGCCACGCCAAGAACTTGCCCGGCTTCTTTGCCGCCGACATCGCCTGCAATGCTTCCTTGTTCGACAGCTTGCCCATGGCACCCGCGAGCACCTCCACGAACGCCGCCCGGATCTGCTCGTCCTGGGGAGGATCGGTGTCGTCCTCGTCATCCACGACCAGCGTCTGGCTTGCGACAGGTGCCGTCTTCGGGGTCGCTGCCATGGCCATCGAGATCGGCACCATGTTTCCATTGACCAGGTACGCATCACCTTCTTCACCGGGGATCGGGTCCATGCCTTCCTCATCTCGGATCTCGTTGGCACTCATCCACCCATTCTGCCGGGCGACAGCATACGCCGCGTATCGGCTTTGACGATCTGCCAAGGACAGGTCGTCAATGTCTAACTCGGTGTAGTGCGTCGCCTTCTCCGTGCCCGTGAGCAATCGCCGTTGGGCCTCCTGCTCCATCGCCACCGTGATCGGCCTGATGGTGTAGGTCAGGTACTCCAGCGATTGATGCTCGATGTTCCCGAACGTCGCCCGCGAAAGATCTCGCAACAAGTGCGGAGGCAAGTTGAACCAGCGGGCCACCTCGGTCAGTTGGAACTGCCGCTGCTCGATGAGTTGCGTGTCGGTGGCACTCATCTGGATGGCTTGGAACTCCATCCCCTCTTGAAGTACCGCGATTCGCCCGGCGTTGTTGGCCCCTCGGTGCAGTGCCTCCCACTCGCCGCGAATGTTGGCCCTCGCATCAGCGGTCAGCTTGTTGGGGTGCCTGAGAATTCCGCCAGGCTGTGCCCCATTGGCGAAGCTGCTGGCCGAGTACCGCTCGATGCCGAGCGTAAGCCCAATCGAGTCCTTCGCCCGATGCACCAGCCCACGCCCCACCACGCCATCCCCCGCCATCAGGGGAACGTGGTAGATGTTGGCCGCTGGCAACTCCGCCTCGATCTGGCCTGTCTCGTTGCGGACGCGGTACACCAGACCGCCGCCGTTCCTGTGGATCTCGACTCGCCCGGGATGAATCGGCCACAGCGACACAGGCCGACCTGCACCGTCCCGCTCGATCTCGGCGATCATGTTCCCATGCAGGTAGTACGATGTGAGCATCGCTACCCGCCAGCTAAACGCCGTCATCTCGGGATTGGGTTCGCGGTCAAGCAGGTACGCCAGCGGATGGTCGTAGAGCTCGACGTCCGACTCCCCGCGTCGCTCATAGACTTCCCACTGAATCTGGCCGATGGTCTCGGCGATGATCCGGATGGCAGCGAAGACAGCCGACGAGGTCAGCACCGTCAATTCGTTGACGGGCACCCCAGCAGCAGATCGGGAGAGCAGTGCGTCGGCCACCTGCTGCGGCATCGCCCGCGAAGACGGCGCGATCCACTGGGCAAGACTTCGACGGACACTGGTAATCATGCTCATAGCAACAGGCTCCCCGAAGTCTCGTAAACCGACCCGCTCTGCATCTCCGCCATCGCCAGCCCCAGCGACATGATCGCCGTTACCACTCCGTCGATCTTGTCCGCCGACCGATGTTTACTCGGCCTGATGTTGTCGTTGTTGTCTCGAAACGCCGCGACGTTGCCCACCATCCACCGCAACACCGGGTCGCCATCATGCTTGATTGTCGCGTTCCCTACCCTGCGTTCGAACTCCTTCGAGGGTGCCGCGAACGAGCCGATATTCTGCCGGAATTCTCGCAGTTTGTCCTCTGGGAATCCAGACTGAACGAGCATCTGTGCCATCGCCCGCGCCGGTCCCCACGGGTCGTATGCGAGCACCTGCAGGTCGAACCGATCCATCAATTCAATGATGTCATCGACGATCACGCGATAGTCGGTTACGTCGCCCTCGGTTTGCTTGATGAGCCCCTGCTTGCCCCAGTTCTCGACGGTCACACGGTCCGCTCTGGCCTTGATGTCTCTGGGTGTCTGCGGCATCCAGTAGCGATTGAAGACGTGGTAGTCCTGCTCCCGCCGGAACAGCAGCGAGAGGGAGTTGATATCGCGGGTCGATGCCAAGTCCAGCGAAGCCCAGCACGGTTCGCCCGCGAACTCTTCGAGGGTGATGTCTGATTGGCACTTGTCCCACGCGTCAAGCTGAATCCAGCGGATGGCCTGTTGCGTCCATTGATTCAGATAGAGATTCCTGAACACGTTTTCGTGGGCGGGATTGTGTTGGGCCGCTGTGCATTCCTCGCGGAGGAACTCCAGACTCACCGACACGCCGAGATTGGGGTTCGCTTTCTTCCACACCTCTTCA